TGTTATTTTTTAATGTTAAAAATTTGTGTTATGTAAAATTCGTTTTGATCGTTAAATGCTGGTTCGCCACTTATAAATAAATACTTATCTGTGGCTGCTAATATTGCTGTTGTTACTTGGTCTGCTATTGCTATTGCGCTGTTGTATGTTGGTGCAAATGAGTTTATGATTATTTGGTAATTAAATGCGCCATCTTTACTTGGGTTGCCTTCATACTTTGCGTAATAGGTTACAAAGGCATCACCCTCTTCTGCATCTGCAAATAATGGATATATACTATCTGAGCCATTACTTAATAATGCGGTTAGGCCTGCTGCTGCTGCTAGGTCTGCATAGATTAAATTGGATATGGTTTGATAGGTTGCCATTTGTTTTGATAATTAAAGGTAATTCTCACTACTTCGTAATTCGTAATACCTTACTATTTTGATAGACGCGCTATTTGCTTGTCTAAATATTTTTTTACTTTATCTTCTGCGTCTGCGGTTACTTTGCCTTTGGTCTGGTTGTATGCACGATCCATAAATGGATTTGGTGATTGTTTTACTGTACCACCATGCACAAATGCTCCATACCAACCATCATTTTTACGTCCTTTACTGCGTGGTCCTACATACAATACTGCGTTTACTTTTGCATTACCACGTTTACCTGTTATTTTACCTATGGATTTTTTAAGGTTACCTGGTTGTATTACCTTGTAAGTACGCTTACCTGCTTGCACGTGTGGCTTCTTACTTTTTGGTGCTTGTGTACGTGCTGCTTTTACTGTTGGGTTTGCTACCTGACCAAGAATTTTAAGAACTTCGCGACGTTTTACTTTATCGTCTAATTTTTGTATTTGCGTTTGTAACCTATCAAAACCTTCTATTTCTATTAATGATTTTGCCATTACTCACGCTTACTACATTTTAGTGTGATATACTCTTTACGACCTTGATAGCTTACTGAGTGTATGTTATACACTTCGCCATCATGATCTATAAACATATCTGTTATTTGTTTTACTACTAATGCTGGATCGTAACGTATAATGTACTTTCTAACATTTAGTGCTATTATTTTGCCATCTACATCTTCATTGCCTGTTACATCTTCTACCTTGGACCATACTGTATTAAATAGGGTTGGCGTTACTGTTTTTTCGCCTGTGGTTGATGTGACGCGTACATTTTCTTTGATGCTTATGCGTGTATCTAGTTGCCCTATGTAAGTGTTGGTATTCAATTTTTTTACCTTGGTTTTTGGTAGTATTTATATGGTTCTAATTTGCGCCTTGATGCTGTAAAGTTTTTCACTTCACGATCACCACGAAAATCATAGTTGTCTGTTACTAATAGTTTTATGGCTTGTAAAATGCCTTTTGGCACTTCGCCATCTGCATAACCAACGGTTACTGTAATGGTTACTGCGTTGTTTATGTTTTCTTTAAGGGTTGGTAAATTGTCAAAGTCTGTAAAGTGTATTACCTGTGCATAATCATCTATAGCTAACAGCTCTAAATAATCTGCTACAACTAAGACTTGTGTAGTACCATCTGGATCTATGTATGATAAAGTATCTACGCTTTGTAAATACTGTTTAAAGAACTCAAAATCCTGTTGCCAGGTTGTAAAATTGATGGTGTACTTGCGTTCACGTATGTTTATATTGGTGTACTGCTCTGCTTCATCAATTGCGGCTTCTATACATTCTGTAATTAGGGTATCATCATACGTGCCTAAATCTTCCATTTTTAACTGCTTTTTTGCAGTTGCAAGGCTTAGTACTTCTGGTGATGTGTGTGTAATTGGTGTATAATAAGCACTCATAATTTTTTAGTTTATATAGGTTGCGTAATCTGCAGCGACTAGCTCGTCACATTTTGTTTGGCCTAATACCTGAACATCTACTACATTGCCTTCGCTATAACCAAGGTTAAACCTTCCTGTTGGTGATTTTGTAAACTTGATTTGCTTTACTTGTTTTGGTGCTGCTTTTTTTGTTGTTTTCTTTGCCATGTTTGTTTTTTTAAAAAAAGGCTGTTGCTTTCACCTAACAGCCTTTTTTAACTAACTACTAAATAAATACTAAACAATAAAGTCTTTACTTACACTAAAGGCTTCTGGATGACGTAACAAGATGTCTAAGAACTTGTTTACTGTTACTTCGATGTTACCTGATTTCTTTTGTGTAATGTTATCTACTACCATATCTGTTACTCCCCATTCACCAATGAATACATTGTCAAAATCGCTAAATATTGCTGCGTGAAGGTCTGTACCTGATCCTTTTGTAAGGTTGCTTGGCACTAATGTTGATGCTGTAGCGTTGTAACCGTTAATGGTGTTATCTGTTCCCATTAGGTAATAAGCGTTGTTTGCTGTGTGTGCTGTAGTTTTAAGTAAACCTTTTAATCCTGGTGTGATTAAGTAATTAAGGTTACCACCTGCTGCGTTTGCTGCAAATACTGCTGTTTCCATAGCAACTAACTGCGCCCAAGATGGTGCAATACCATTTGTAGCACCTGTTAATACATCTACTGAGCTGTTGTTTAAGATACCTTCTGGTTGTCCTGATGTACCTGAACCGTTAATAACTGCTGTGTCAATTGCACGTTCTACTGCACCACGAATATCATTTGCTGTGATCATTTCTAAATCTGGTGTAGATTGTAGCATGTTTTGTAATGATACTACTACTGTTGCGCTTAAACGCTTTGGTGTCATTGTTTTACGACCATAAGCATTTTTAGTTGCTGCTACTGTTGCAATTTCTGTTTCCCAAGTTGCTGTAATACCACCACCATTTGTTGGAAATACTGCATCACCTGTTAAACCTCTTAGGTATCTTGCGCCTAAACCTGCTACTACTGGATTTGGGTTTAAGGCCTCGATTATACCTGCGTACTGATCTACTACTAAGTTTGCACCATAAGCACCAGAATCTTGTGATACTGTTTGGCCTGCTGCTCTTTTTTGGTTTACACCATTTGGCACTGCTACACCTTGAATGTTTACACCTTTTGGTAAGTTGTTACGCATTTCTTGGTCGTACTCTGCTTCTATACCATCAAGTTTACCGTTTGGTAATTGTGAGCGTAAGGCTTTATGTAAAGAGTAGGCTTTGATCATTTCTCTTTTTTCTTTTTCTTCTGATTTACCTACTACTTGGCCTGCTGCTGCTGCTGCTCTTTTTTCGTTTGCTTCAATTTGCTCTGCTCTTTTAATTTGAGGTTCAAAGGCATCAATACGTGCTTGCAAATCGTCAAATGTTGTAGCTTCTGCTTCTGCTAAACTTCTGTTTTCTGTTTTTGCAGTTTGTACTAAAGAATCTTGCTCTGTGATTAATGAAGCACGTTCTTCTTTTAATTGTTTACTTGTTTTCATTGTTAAACTTTGTTTTTATTAATTATTACTTGCGCTTCATGCACAGTTTTTGTTCGTGATTGATTGATTATTTCTGGTGTGTTTACTTCTATTTGGTTTGTGGTTACTTCGCCACGTAGTTCTTTAATAGTTGAAGCGTTACGTTTAAAGGCTTCTGGGTTTGATCCTGCTGATACTATGGACCACTCTACAAGTTCTTGGCTGGTGAAGTATAGCGTGTTTACATCTTCATCTAACTTATCATCGCCTAAGCGTGCTTGGTTTACTTTTGCGCCTACGCTTGCCATTTTTAGTGTGCCTGCTTTTACTTTTTGATAAATTTTTTCGGCTTTTGGGTTGATGTCTGCTGCTTCAAATGTGACGCGACCTACTAACTGATCGCCATCAAAAAAGACTTCTGATGTGCCAATAATATCATCTGGATCGTTTGAATCTGATCTGTGTTGATAGCACACTATTGGGTTTGATGTGTAGCGGTTAAGATCCCAACCTTCTTTTTTAAAGATTGTACCATGCGCATCTTTTGCTTCGGTTGATATTACAAATTCTGCTTGTCTGTTTTCAAGCAAATCTGCTGTGGTATTTCGCACAAATGCGCTGCGTGTTACTATTCTATTTTTCATTTTGTGCTTTTGTTTGTGATTCTGTTAATTTTAGCTTTGCTTCTACTTGCTCTAAGGTTTGAAGGTTGGCTGGTATTAGTGGTTGGTCTAAACCTTCTTTTGGGTTTAGGTCCATTAAAGCACGTATTTCGTTTGGTGTGAGTATGCCTGAGTACACTTGTTTCATCCAGGCGTCTGATTGTGCTACTTTGTCTGCGCTTAGTAAGGCTGCTGTGTTAAACTTAGTGTAGTAACCTGCGGCTTTTTCGCGATCTGTAAACAGTTTTGAATCGTACTCTTGCTGGCGTTTTACTACGTGTGGCATTAGTGAATCTGCTACGTGTTCGCGCTCTAATGATTCTGATATTGCGTTGTTGGTATCTTTGAGGTGCTTTAATTTTACTGGGTTGATGTTTAGCCAGCGCGCTATTTCGTTTATACCATGTTCACTTGATAATAAGAATTGTGCTTCTTGTGGTGTGATTTTAAGATGCTCAAACTTACTGGCTTCATCTATTACTGGTACAACCCATTTTGCTTTTGTGCCAAACATTGCAGATAAGGCTTCACTGTAGCGTGTTTTTGCATCGTCTTTCATGCTTTTTGTGGTGGTTAGCACTCCTGTGCCTACACCTTTACCATCATAGTACTCTTGTGCAAATTGCTGTGATGCTAGTGATACACCTAATGATTGTGCTGCGTGTGTTATTACACCAACTCCTGTTATACCATTGGTTGAAAAGCCTGTAAAATGCAACACATCTGCTGCGTCATACACTACATCATCAAACTTGTAAAATAGTTTATTGTTAAATTTATAGACTTCGACTTTTATTTTTTCTTGGTCTATGTACTGCAGTGCTGTTGGTGCTGCTGTTAAAGGGTTGCGCTCTATTATTGCATAGCCATTACCACGTAGTATTGCATCTGCTTGTGTGGCAAAGTCGAACTGAAAGGCGTTCATGTACTGATTTGGCTTTTTTGCTATAAGGTATTTTATTGGATGGCTGGATTGTTCTGTACGACTTTTGCCATCTGCAGATTTTTGGTAAACGCTTTTAGGTAGTTTTGCAATATCATTGCAAATAATGTTTACACCATTGTAAAATGCTGATAGTGTAAGTGCTGAGTTTTGATTTACGTTTACTGTGGTTGAGGAAAGGCCAAATGCAGTAAGTAAGGCGTTTAGGCCTGAATACTTACTGCCTGCATTGTTAATTGAGCGTAGGTTTATGGATGTACCTTGTATTGCTTCTGCTATCATTTGGTGTATTAATACACACAAATTTGCAGCTTAATTTAGGTTGTGTTATGTATAATTTTTGCGTTTGTTATTTAAGTATTGCTTTAAACACTGCAAAGCCTATAAAGGCTTGTATTGCTATAAATATATAAATTATTGCTTGGCGTATTACTTGCGCTTTTACTATTTGCAAATCTAGTAATAGCGAGGTTAAAAACATTAGTGATAGTGTTGTGATAATGGTTAGTAAAAGTTTTAGGTCTTTATTCATCGTTTATTTTTTTGTAAGTGATAGCGTAATGCGTTACGGAATGAGTTATAATCTTCGTATTTGTACTGATCAAAGATTTTGTAGTGTAATAGGTTTACTGCGTTGAAACAATCTGTTTGTGTTGTAAAGTGTGGTAATAACTCAAAGTAATAGAGGTAAAACCCTTTTGCAGTGCCTAGTTTTTGTGCTAATACATATTTTTGTGCGTGTGTTAGTTGATTGAAATTTGGTTGCATGTGTTGTGGTTTAACTTTCTTTTAATATTTGTTTGTAGGCATAAATTAGGTATGCGTTTTCGCTTTTATAGTTTTCAAAGTTTTGTATGGTTCTTAAAGAAACTCCAGTTTTATATGCCATGTGCTGCTGGCTGATACGTAAATTATTGCGTCTAAACACCAGGCTTTGTACGTTGTGGCAGAATAATGCTGCGTAATTTGTTTTAAGTATTTGATTATCAATTGTTTTCATGTGTATTTATTTTCGTTGTTTTATTAGTAGTTGGTAAACATTAAAACGATTTACCAACAGCGCATATAATTAATAAAAATTGCCTTTGCGCTTTTGTTTTTATCATTGGAACGTTAAACAAGGGTTACACATAATTTTACTTACTCTTTTATTGCTCATTTCTGCGTTTTTTCGTGTTATTTCTAAACCTACAACATTTACCTTTTTCTTTTACCGCCATTGCACATT